AGTAGTGTTCTCCCTTTAATATAACAAAAATATAAAAAAATCAATAAAAAGCATAAAGGTTATAAATAAATCAAAGCATAAAGGTTACACATAAATTAAAGATCTATCAATATTCAAATTCAGCTTCAACATCAATATATTCATGAATATAAAACCTAAATATCAAGATGATAAATAAAATGATTTTTTCAACAGGGCTCTTATTGTATCTGTACTTCATAACCAATCTAAATAATCTATAATATGGTGCTTCTTCATCTGCACGATATTTATGTATCACATATTCATGACATAATGGATGAAGCTTAATTTTATTACAGTTATTTATAAATTTCTCAGGATTTCTAACATTCATTATGTTTACATTAGTACTCATTGCCACAATCTCTAATGTCTCACACAACTCTGCCATATGTATATTATCTTTTTCTCTAAAGTAATTACTAATTTCCATTAGAAACCCATATCGATTTATATCTATATTATCTGTTATGCAGTCAGAATCAGTGTAGTTAGACATTAAAGACACAAGCTGATTTGGTCCGAGTGTTGCAAGAATTCGTTTAAGATAATCAGGGTACCTATGAAAAAATGTGCCCTCACATAGATAACCTAAAATGTTTTCACGCTCTATATGTAAATTGTCTAGCAGACAATTCAAATAATATTCATCATCAATATATGTACGTAATCGTATATCAAATGTAAAATGATCTTCATTAGTTCCAATGTTGAGAATAAGTTTCACTTGATCATTAATTTCAGTGTAAGCTGGCTTAATGTTTAATATTTTGGCATAATTTATCTGTGCAACATTAAACACTCTTGAGCCCTTATATTCAGTATATCTACCATACTCATTTATATTATAAGTATCATATAAAGATGTTGGTTCAACTCTATTTGTCACTAGAGATCTCCTTAATAACTCAACATAATCCATTGATATTTTCTTTTTTATATTGGTAAGAGCACCGAGATCTCGATTTACATATCTGTAGTAAGTCATTGTGAACACTATAGAACCACCTCTAGTAAAAGTTCTGACTCTCATTATGTTGCCTTGACACATGTAATAAGCTAAAGAAGCACCAGGATCTTCCTGTAGGCTATTTGTTGGTATCAACCAGTGATTGTATACTCTGTTATCATTAAGTAATGTAATCATAAACCTAGAGCTTGGTATTTTATCCAACATTAACAGTAATGCACTGCTATTGATATCTCGACTATTCTGAAGTGTATTAATCATATCATTAAATTTATAATGCCCTGTTACAAATTCCTCATTATCTTTTAGTGAAGTAAACAATTCTAGATTCCTAGATATTAATTTGGTGACAAATGCTATTGGTTCATATGTATCTTTATATGTTTGCAATGTGTTTGAAATCTTTGTACTAGATGCAATTTTAACTTTATAACCTAATTTGTACTTAATGTGAAAGTCGTTATGGGCATACATACCATATCTAGTCAACAAGTAATCATCATATTTGATAGACCTCACATTTGATAAGTACACTTTGGTACTGATTTCATCCTTTTTTAGCAATGAGTCTATTGTCATTATTATAGAAGAAGGGGATGGATAATTGGGAATATTATAATTTGGGTTTTCAATGGTCTTTTTTATGTCAGTATAATATTTCACAATTAATGACATAAATTTCAGCTTATTCTTGTAAATTTTAAGCTCAAGATCACCTAAATCAGAAATAGGCTCAACATCCAACATAATCTCATCAGAATGAGGATATTTGAGATGATAATAATTGATGTAATCATCATCAATGTCTTCTGGTGACTCATATAATTTAATATCACCAATTCTCTCTAGAACATAATCGCTAACATCAACAAATTTCTCAACTTTAGGATCAACTGTGGTTATTTTGCAATATCTTGAAGTTAAAAGGGATTCTATTAATGAATTGTTAGAGTATCTACCAAAATCTTCAGAATATATGCTCCTTGGTTGAACTACCTTGTTATATGATGGTCTAGCCATTGTCACTGTTTCTATCTTAGAAAAAAACACCTGTATAGCCATGGATATTTTTTTATCACTTAGCAGATACAGGCTTAGATATCTTTGTAGATCTTTGGCTGTTATTTCAACTTCATCTATTTTTTCATTTAAATCATTGTACACTGTTTTTATATTTTTTGCTTTATCCTTTTCCATGATATGTGAACTTATGGTATACATACTCTTGTTTGAACTAATAACTCTACGACCATACTCAATTGCTGGAGTGGAAAATATTAATCCATCCCTAAAATTGGGGTTTGCGTAATTTTGTAGTATATTTGACTTAATTAACTCTGGGTCAGCTGGTTTTATCACACACCATTCAGGATGTATAGCAGATATTAATCGTACGTTAGTTTCTGATTCTAAATATTTCTTGTATGTATAAGTCTTTTTTAATCGCTGGCCCTTGTTAAGGCTAATAACATTAATAATAGATTTTTGACTCAAGTCATAATCTATTATATTATATGGATCTGCATCATCTCTCTCATACTGTGAATAATCCATACACAAGATACATGACTTAATATATTTAACAATCATTGGTGTATGTTTTTTTATTATATTGAGATAATCACCAATGAGCTCTTCAGTAAGGATATCTTCCACAAGCTCTGACTGAAGCTTATCATTGTAACCCAATTTCAATACTATATCATTAAGGATATCAAATGCATCTGCTGAATAATAGGGTATCATGCCAGCCATCTCAATTGGTACTTTATAACGAGGGTATATTTGGATAGGTAAGTCAGTGGCTTGTATATTTAACCTTGGATTTTTATCAGATGTGTACTGCATGTTATATGTGGATAATGTCAAATGATTGATCAGCATGATGGCTGTTTGGATCATTTCTCTTGGGCAAGCATGTGAAAAAGAATTATTTATGTAGCCAGAGTATGATGCTAGATCTTGCAATGGTGAGGCATAACTTGTGTCTGATGTCAATGGTAGTAAATCAGCTAAGTAAAAAAAGAACAGTTCATTACCAACTATGATTGTGGAAAGAAATTCTTTGTAAAATGTACTAATATATGTCTTCTTTTCATTTAGTGTTATACAATGAAACCTGTTTGAATATGTAATCAAAGATATGATGAGTTTACCAATATTCTCTTCTTTCACATATCTATTCTTTGATTTTTTATCTCTACATATTAAAAAATCATATGTTGAATCATCAGAATGAACCATAGATGTCATAGAACATTCCAAAGAATTTTTATCTGACAAAATCTTCAACATAGTTTCAGTGTACAGTGTGGAGCAGTGATGGACAAAAGATGATATCATATTAAGGTTTCCTTGCAACCAATTGCTTCTCACTGTGAAGTAATTTTGTGTGAAATCTTCAGTCATGTACTCATATTTTCCATGCTTGTCTCCATCTGCAAGGTCAACCATTTTATTAAATATAGTGTCAGTAAATACAATTTTCTTGGTGTAGTAGGTCATACATAGATATAATAAAAACCACTTTTCATCAGGATGGAGATATGGGTTCACTGATATTGTAATTAAAAATTTCAAGAATACATCTCTTGCAGACCATTTCGATGCATCTGAAGACACAGAATAAATTTCAGCCCACTTCTTATCTTTAATTTTTTGTTTCTTTTCTTTAATCAATTGTAATCTTTGCTCCAGTAGCTTTTTTTGCTTTTGATCACCACTAATTGTTATTGCTTCACCTGGAATATGTTTACAGATTGCCTTATATGTCTTTTTATTGGATACAAACAAAAGTCTAGTTTGAGCATTACCTGTATATATTTCTCTATCATCAGCAGTTCTTTGATCTTTGTAAAATATCCGAATTAATAATTCATCATCATGTATTAACTTGGAGTATGCATCCTTAAGTGAAACAAGTTCATACTCTTCAGATAATTTATAAAATTCATCGAAAACTTTTGCATTGTTCTGTCGAATGTAATCACCATTGATTAATCTTGTATACTCGTGTCTTTTTATCCTTAAAAACTTCACACCCTTTTTTGTTTCTATATATATCTCAGGTAATAAAGTAACCTCCCTCTTTTCTTCTCTTGTGGAGCTACTCATCTCGTTTTTTAACCTCTTTGAATTGATTCTGTAAATTTCTGAATTTATAAATCTCATAAATTCCATATCTTCATCAATTTTACAATTTGATATGATATTTTCTAACCCATATAAATCTAGATTATCTGGTAGCTTTTTTGGTAATTCTATTTCAACCTGCTTTGTGTTGGAAACCATAGATTTTGTACTAGAGAATTGCCTTAATGCTAGTAGTGGTTTGTTGATTTCCAACTCATTACATATAGATTGCCTTATGTTTTCTTTTTTATTATAAATGTTTGAGTAAGCTGCTAATGATGTTTTCTTCATAACATCATATGAAACTGACATATTAGAAACATTTCCATCCTCTTGCAGGATAGTCCTATATCTTTGTATTACATCAGTATATTCTTGTTCAAACTTGTATGGTGTGTAATATAAATTTAATAATTCTTGTGGAGAGCCATGAAGGCCTTTGTTACCTAAATAGAATAACATAAATGCTTCGTGTATAATTTCCCTAGGATTATTGACACTGATGCCTGATATTGGCAACTTCAATGATAAATTGTTATTAAATCCAGTTTCGATTAAATCACCTCTCTCATCAATCTCTTCACTATTTTTGTTTTTGTTGATCACCTTAAGCTGCGTTGAGGCCTGGAGTAAACCATGAAAGCACCTTTGTAAGATTATTACATGCCCTAATGTTGTAGGTCTAGATTCTAACTTATCATCAATGAGATTGTCAATATTCGAATAATCAGAATATATAGCCATAACAAAGTTCTTGTAGGTATCAGTTATGCTTAATGATGATATAGTAATGAACTGGCATAGTATCCATACCATGAAATGGATCTGGTGCCTCAAATCTTTTTTTATGGTGGAATAATAAGACATAATCAAACAATATTTGCCAAATGAATGGTTTAACAGCTTAAGTCTTGTGACATCTAAGCTTATAACCTTAGATAGTATCACATTGTAATTCCGACCAATTAATAATTCATGTGCTATTCCCAGCAATTTATTTGCATGATAACTTGTATTATCTTTTTTATCAATTATTGTAAGTGTGAAATATCTAAGTGGTGCAGATCTCAGAGTATCTGCATTTGGGAGCATAATTAGTATTGTACATGGGTCTGCTGTCTGAATCAATCTAAACTTGTGAGAATTAACAGTGTTTAATGATATTAATGCTTTGAATATATTGTGCTGGCTATAGAGATGATCTAAATATTTAGTTTTGCAATTTTTTGGAAGGTTGCACACATGACTATTCATATTGTCAACCTCAATATCTACCAGGTCATTTGCATATACCCCTTCATAATGTTCACTATTGAATATCTCTCCCATCAACTTCAACAATTCTAATGCATCATCTTCACTATTTTTCATGGATATGCAATTTTTCTTTGGGACATTTGCATCATAGTGTTTTCTTTGGAATCCACAAATATTTTCCTTCATGTGTTTGTCTACATGATGGTTGATTGAAAATGCATTATTGTTTAAAATACTTGTATCACTTGTTATATTAGATACTGTTGCAATCTTTTTGAACTTATTGCTTGTATCATTTATGTATTTGCAGAAATCTGGTGTTAAGACATCCTTGTAGGTTTCTGGATCAATCTCATTATTTTTTTTAATGAGTAAGTCAATAGAGACACTATTAAATATAGTATTTACTAGATTGATAACAGACTTGGTATAGGAATCTCCTCTTTCTTGAATATCTACAAATGCTGATTTATAGAAATCGAATCTTGAAAACCCAAATTTATCAAGAAACACTGTTTTTGCGATTGGTATATAAATAGAGGGTTTATATGTGTCAACAATATTATATAGAGACTCATTTTTCTTGTCTAATATTTTTGACAAGTTGCAGTCATTTAAATATGTTTTATTATAAGAATTGGTGTTCATATAATTTTTCTCTAAATGAGATTGGAATTCAATATACCTATCTGAACAATCTTGATATAGCACCTTTTGAGCATCTAACAGTTTCTCAACAGTATCTTCTGGGTTAGATATCAGACTTATGTTGTCAGTGTCAGTAACAATTTCATTCCATTTGCTACCGAATAGGTTTGAAATCTCTGCATAATTTTTATGTTCGAAAACCATCTGTTTAAAACCAGATTCAATAAGTGGTTCACTACTATCAGCAAGCATGCCATCTTGCATGTAAAATCCAAACTCAGGATATCTGCCATACTTTTCTCTTAAGTTCTGGCATAGGTCTATACAGTATGTTATATCCTCAATAGTAGATGGGTCAATATTGATGAGATTTGAAATTTTGTAATCACCCATTTCAATATAACCAGACCTTGAAACATTAAAAACACTGACTTTAATGCGTTTCTGTGAGCCATCCACAACTGATTTGTACCTATTATAATAAACAGATAAATCAGTTTTCTTTCCTCTAACTTTAACTTCTAGTATGTAATAATCATAATCATCTGCGAAAAATATATCAGGTGTTAAAATACTATCAATTTCAGGAAACACATCTTTGATTGGCACATCATAGCCCATGATGGTGTAGCCTTGATTCTGCAATAACTCATTAATACATAAGATCAACAGGTCATGCCTAGATAATTCAAGCAAACCAATTAAAGTGGCAGCTATATCAATTTGACTCTGATTGGGTGGTGTATGTAATATTCCTTCTGAGAGTGACACAAGATCCTTATGGAAATGGACATCACTAGTACACTGCTTATAGATCTTTTCAATATTCCTTTTTTTAGATGTGATTGTATACCCTTTCAGTGTCTTACCAGCTATGTGCAAGAACTTACTCATGAGATCAGGTGGTAATGCATCTCCAGATCTTATGTTGTTGATCGCACTCTCGAATATTTCACCTTTTTTAGCTTCCATTGGATTTTGTGATTTTGATAATAAAGGGAGTTCACTACT